TCAGGATGTTCGATGAGAACAATCCTGACATAGGTCTATTTAACGCTATTGATCAAGAGATCATTGCTCTAGGCGGTTCTAAAATGACCGTCTATAAGTACGAAAGAGAAGAGACGGCAAGCAACGATCTATACGGTGAAGATCGTAAGAAAAAGATTTACTCAAAGAAGTATGTCATAGGTCACTACGACCCAACAATGATCCAAGAGAACCTAACTGAGTTTGGTATTCAGTTAGAAAACGATCAGTTCTTTACGTTCAACAAAGATTACATCGAAACCGTACTTGGCAGACCCCTTCAACCTGGGGACATTATCCACCCCGTATTTCAAAACTTCTTGTACGAAGTTTACGAAGTACAAGAAGACAGATTTGATAACTACGGAGTTTATCATATTGTAGCGTCAGCCAAACTCTTAAGAGAATCTCAATCCTTACTCAGGGAAATCGAGGGATCTATAGGAGGTGGTCCAGAAGTTCCAAAGCCAGTTAGTACAGTTCAGCTTCCCACTCTATTCTTTGATAGCACAGATGTGGATACATTAAGAGCTTTAGCAGCGGGAAGTCTTTCTACAGAGTTTGGTAGAAGTGCTTCTGGAGCAGAAGCAGATTTTGTTAACAACAGGTATCCTGAGGCTAATGAGGAAGATGCTCCAACGAATGGAGCAACATGGAGAAACTACGGGGACAGACTTTTCAACGCAGCTTTTGCAGCGAAGTTTACCGACAATGAAACGAGTGCGGCAGCATTCAGCGGTTATTGCAATACTGTAGTTTCTCGATTGGTTGATTACTCAGCGTGGGGTCCAACAGAGATACAAAACCCAAGCTTGGCTGGGGAAGGAGTGTACACATTCCATAATCAGGGTTTAGCTGCTTCTCATATCCTCACAGGATTTTCTGTCTACTTAGATTTGTTCTATGATCAAATATCAGAACCTTTGCGAAGCAATATGGTTTCCGCAATGGAAAGACAGCTTTCTGTATTTAACGATACTATAGTAAGTGGTACAGAAGACCTTCCCGGATCTAGAGAATGGATCAAGGGAATAACAAGTAATATTAACCAAGTATTTTGGAATTCCGTTCTTTGTGCTGGTTTAGTTCTACACAAAATAAACAATAGTGCTAGTGCATTAGAGTTTGTAGAAATGGCTAGAGCGAATACTTCTAGGTGCTTTGAACTTAGAAATGGAAAGGGGGATGGATCAGATCCAGAAAACCTTTTCTATATGTCTTACTCTCTTCACGCTTTATTGCAAAGTGTTAAGGCTTTGCAACAAAACGGGTATGAAGATTTTACCTCTGGTTACTGGCTACAAAACATATACAAGATGTATATGTATTTGTATACTCCCAACTTTTACAACATAGTCGGGTTTAGTGATCAGGACGGAGTAGTCGGAAGAGGACCACAACATATACTGTCTTACTTACAGCAGCTAACTGGAGACGGGGCTATAGGAACCATCCGAGATTCTTTGTGGGCAAACCCTAACGTTAGCCAACAAGGAAACCCCAACACTGGTATATTGTGCTTAGACTTTTTATGGAAAGATCCAGATATACCTACATCTAGCATTTCACTCCCCGATATAGAAAACTTCACGGACATGGGAGTGGGGGTTTATAAGGAAAATTGGACTTCGGGAGCTACGCAGACAGCATTCAAATCCAGTGATCCAGCAGGGCAATATGCTTGGAGCTTGTGGAAAAGCGGAAACTATCTTTTGGATAGACCTGTCATTTCTCACGAAAAGGCGGACCAAGGAAATTTTGTATACCTGCCTAGCGGAATTAGATTTATTGACGGAGGACTATATGAAAGACCTAAGAGAACCTCCTCCAACAATGCAATAACATTCCTTCCTCCTGCTCCTTTGAAATTTAAATACACCGATGCACAGATATCTGGTGTTTGGGATTTATCAGCCTTGTCTGCGTTTGAAGGTATCGAAGAGCAGCAACAGGCTGGGTGTTGGAATAACTTTCTGTCTGAAGTAGAAGTAGGTGTTGACAGAAACGAACTAATAGAAGGTAATGTAAAAGGGAATTTGATTCCCATGACAAAAGATTCAAGTGGCAACGTATTCGTTGCAGGAGAACATACTCGATGGTATGCGTCTTCAATTTCTTTGGAGGCTGGGGGCAAATATCGAAACGATCTACAGTCAGTTTATAGAACTAACTTAAAACTTCCGAATGATGTTTTATGCATCGTTGACCATATAGACTTGGGTACAAAACAATTAGCACCAAGATCCTATTTCAGACTTAATAGCACTGCATCAGATAGTTACGAAATTTCTGCTGGAGGAGGATTTAGTGCGATATTCCACCATGATGATGGATATGACCACACGTTGTTTTATGCAGGACCAACAACAGCGAGTGCCTTACAAATCGGAAGAAGCGTTTCAGATATAACAAAAGTTCCGGGAGCAGCCCCAAAGAGCATTGACAAGGCTGGGGGATGGGACTCGGTGGGCTCCTATAGCTGGTACGCTAACTATCAGTTTGATTTCTTAACGGGTATGAACCAAATGGTTTATATCGCTGTACCGTATGACAAAACCAGCACGGTATCAGACATGACACAAACGGATAATTATGTACAGTTTACAGTAACTACTTCTGATGGAACGTCTTATGTTGTTAAGATAGCTTCTAAGAACGATCCGGAAATTAGAGAAATAGTTTTCTCAAGCCCTGACGTATATTACACTGTTGATTACGCTGTCGTACCACCTGTTGGTGGGGAGGGAGCCTTACAAGGTCCTAATGGGGGTCTCTTCAAAGGTCCGAACGATGGTCTAATGCTTGGTCCTAACGGCTAAAGGAAGCATATGGCTATAATCTTTTAAGAATTTATTTCTTTCTATATGCCAATCTTCCCTATTTCCTACTTCTCCCATAGAGTAGTGAAGTAACCGCAAAGCGGATACATAAACAGGAATGCCGTTTTTTATTGCAGACATACAGTAGCGGAGATCGTAGAAGTTCCATCCGTTTATTTCTCCCTCTGTAATGGATTCAAAGATTCTCTTCCAAACGCTCACCTTTGCGTACATGAATAGACCATCTATTGCAGCCACATAAGAGGGTTTACCATAAAAAGTACAGAAGCAATCTTCCCAATCTTTACCATGAAAAACACATCCGGCTGTTTCTTGTGGAAACTTCATAGAGTTCCACCATATAGCGTCTTCTCTCAGCCTCTTTGTCCCTGCAACTCCGTGTAGCTCCTCAGATTCGTATGCCTTCTTCATACACTTCATGAAGTACTTTTTGCCCGATATAATCTCCACGTCATCGTGGCAAAGTATGAGAACATCGTCATCCTTAGCCCCTGATTCTACACAGTTTTTCAACCCTCTTTTGTGTGCAGAGAAGATGTCCTTTTCTCCTACAACTTGGTCAACTGAAACCTTTAGATCTCTAAGTTGTCTTATTATTTCGGTGTTTTCGGAGGTCTTTGAGGGAATTGAAGCATATATACGCATGAGATGACAAGTAAAGATAAGATTCTTGAAGAGCTAAAAAAGTGCAGAGAAGATCCAATCTATTTCATTACTAGGTATGTAAAAATAGATCACCCTGTTAAAGGCAGAATACCTTTTGAACTTTTTAGATTTCAGCAGAGAATTGTAAATGAGGTTCACAACCACAGATTCAACATCGTAAGAAAGTTTCGTCAGGCTGGGGTTACAACGATCATGGCAGCGTACAGTTTGCACATGATTATCTTTGAAAGACACCGAAACATCCTTTGTGTATCAATCGGTGATAGAGAAGCCAAAGCATTCTTGAATCGTGTCGTGAAGATGTATGACGAACTACCCGCGTGGCTAAAACCAACGGTTACGGAAAGGAACAAAAGCACACTAGAACTATCGACAGGCTCTAAGATCAAATCTCAACCAGCGGGTGCTGGTAGATCAGAATCAGCCTCTATCATCGTTGTAGACGAGGCGGCATTCGTAAAAGACTTTGAGGAGTTTTGGCAAGCAGTGTTCCCAACGGTATCAACGGGCGGTAAAGCCTTCCTCATCTCTACCGTAAACGGCACAGCTAACCTGTACTATCAGCTTTACCAGAATGCCATACAAGGTAAAAACGAGTTCAATGCAATTGATATTCGATGGCAAGAGCATCCTGACTATACTGAAGAGTGGGCTAAGTCTATGAAAAGCTCTATGCCTGAGAGGTCATGGCTGCAAGAGTATGAGTGTGAGTTCTTGGGAACAGGTGACACTTTCGTAGACGGAAACACTCTAAGAAAACTATCCCACAACATCTCCGAAGAATTCTCAGAGAAGTTCACCAGAGCTTACAGAGTGTGGAAAGATCCAGAGCCCTATCACCAGTACGCATTGTCCGTAGATCCGGCATACGGTAGAGGAAGAGATAACACGGCTTTTCATGTCATCGATTTGTATTCTGGTGAGCAGGTAGCCGAGTTTTGCTCTAACACTATTTCAGTAAAGAAGTTAGCAAAGGTAATCTACGACGAAGGAAATAGATATAACCTAGCCTACGTTATCATCGAGAGGAATGCTTTAGGCATTGTCTTGTTTGAGGAGCTATTCCACGAACTTGCCTACGAAAACATCTATATGGATGACAAAGGGCAGTTCGGAATCCAAACTACTAAAATTGAAAAGGAAAAAGCCCTTGCTCACATGGAGGATTCTCTACGCAGATCCCTAATCAAAGTAAACTCAAACAGATTAGTAGACGAATTAGGAACCTTTGTCGTAAAAGAAAATAAGATTGAAGCCGAAAAAGGCTATAATGATGATTTGGTAATGAGCTTGGCACTCGGATGTTATGCTATAAAAGATATTTTAGAAAACTCTCCGGTCACTCTAGATAAGAAAGAAGCCGAGCAGGAAAGTCTGGCTGAAAAGATATTTAGGTCGGAGTACCAGGACAAAACCGACCGAATGAAGGAATATCGTAAATGGGTTCTGAGCTAAACGACAAAGACGAACTGCTTGAAGAGAACTATACAGAGTTCCCAGGCGATCAAAACTACAACAATCAATCTGGTTTTGTAGGTGCTTTTGCTGCATTCTTCAAGAAGTTTTCAAAAATAGGGCAAAAGAAGAAAGGTCCTGGCAGACCTCCAAAGCTCCCTGAAGACCCGGAAGGAGATACCCAGTCAGTAGCGGGTGGAGACGTTTTTAACGCTGTAAATGACGCTGTAGGCGGCTACGGTCTTTCTGTGTCTCGATCTTCATACCGTTTGCCAGAACTAGAGCAAACTAGAAAGAGAAGATACAGGCAGTTTGAGAAGATGGATATGTTTCCTGAAATCAGTACTGCCTTTGATATTTATGCCGACGATGCCACCCAAGAAACCATCAAAGGTGAGTCGTTTGAAATCAAAACTGAATCAGAGCTAGTAAAACGTGACATAGAAAATCTAATCGAGGTTACTGACCTTGATACCCTAATTTGGGATATTGTCAGAAACGTCGTTAAGTACGGTGATTGCTTCATAGAGAATATCATAGATCTAAACAACAAAGATCTAGGAATCAGGAGACTAAAGGTTCTAAACCCAAACTACATCTATCGAGTAGAAAATAACTTTGGATACCTGCAAAAGTTCCTTCAAGAAATTCCTACAAAGGGAGGTCAGCAAGCAGAGTCAATTCCTTCTCTCCAAAAAGAAAGAGTTGTAGAACTTGCCAAGGACCAGATAATACACTTTAGACGCAGAACTTCAGACGTAAACTTTTATCCTTACGGCAAAAGTATTGCAGCACCCGCAATTAGAGCATGGGAAAACCTCCGATATATGGAAGATGCCATGCTCATTTATCGTTTAGAGAGAGCCCCAGAAAGAAGAGTATTTTACATTGATGTTGGCAACTTGCCTACCACAAAGGTTGATAACTTCTTAGAAAAGGTAAAGGCAAGATTCAAGAAGCAACAAACCTATGACGCAAACACAGGAACAATCAACGAGCGTCACAATCCTCTAGCAGTAAATGAGGACTTCTTTGTCCCTATCAAGGGCGGACAAGGAACCAGAATCGATACTCTTCGTGGTGCTGAGAACCTAGGTGAAGTTGACGATGTTCGTTACTTCCGTGATAAGGTTCTAGCCGCTCTTAAAATACCAAAGGACTACATCGTAGAAAAGGATAAGTCTCCAGAAAGAAAGGCAAACCTTTCTCAGCTAGACGTTAAGTTCTCAAGAGCCGTCCATAGACTTCAGAAGGACATAGAGAAGGGTATCAATACTCTTATAACCAGACACCTGCTACTTAGAGGCTACGATGAAATTAGCATCTCAAAAGTAAAGGTATCTCTTTGCTCACCTTCAGATATGCATGAAAAGCGTAAGCTGGAGTTGGATGAGTTTAAGCTGAGAATTGTACAAGGAATGAAAGGTCTACAAATGTTCGATGACCAGTTCCTATACGAAAACTATTTCGGACTAACAAAGGCAGAAGTTGGCGATATGCGAAACAGAATGAAAGAGCAAGCCCAACGAGATTCCGAAATCATGCAAGCATCCCAACCTCCAATGGATGCAGGAATGGGAGGGGGAATGGCTCCTGGGGCAGCACCCGAGGGTCAAGAGCTACAAGGTCAAGCTCCAGAAGAGCAAGCTCCGGGAGGAGAACCTGAACAACAACCTGCGTAAAAATTACTATGGATACAAAAGATATTTTCTTGAATCGTGATAGATCCTTTATCAAGCTAACGGAGGCTGGGGACTATCTTGGTCGCGTTTTAAGAGAGAATCTAGTCATTTTTGATGTTGACTCATCAGATAACTCCGTAACTTACCTGAGCGAAAGCCAAAAGTTGGTAAGCTGTGACTACTCTCTTAACGAAAACGGTAAAGTTATTATTGATGTAGTCGCCGTTGGTGAAGCATCTGACATCTTTGATGACTCAAAAATTGATGCCCTTGTTTCTGAGGGTGTTTCTGAGTTTGTTAAAAACCTTTCAAACACCGAGTTTGACGAGGCAGACAAGAGCTTCGACTCAGTTCTCGATGCTTTCCGCATGAGAAATAGAATCAACGAAACTCGTTACGAACTTAACAACAAGCTATCAAGATTTACTGAGGATACTGTTGTCAGAGATACCACCGAGTTTGCCAAACTACATGAGCTAAAGGAAAAGATCGTTGAGTTTATGGACTCATCTTTCCAAGATCTTCACGAAAGCACCGATGTTGTTACAGCGGTAAGAATTGGCAATGCTATCCAAAAGACTACAAACGCTCCAAAGGAAGATTATGAGAGTATCGTAGGCAAGTCATTCACTGCCACTTCAAACGACTCTACTGATCTTTACGAAATGGTTTGCCGTCAAGAGTTAATCAGCAGAGAGATCATGGAATCAAAGAAGAACTTCTCTGATATCTGGGCTTCTCACACTGCAATGTCAGATCTAGCTTCATGCATTTTCTCAGACGAGGACACCATTCACAAGATGGTCATGGAAGCTATTCAGGAGATCCCTTATCTTGCCTTGGCGAGCAAGGGTAACATCTCTGACGCTCTAACTTCAATCTACGAGATCAACGGCACTGAGAACATTTCAAAGAAGAACATCAAGGAGTTCGTCTCTACTATCTTTGAAATTAAGAAGCCTGTTAAGACAAGAATTGTAGAAGGTCTCAACAGAAAGTACGGCATCAACATTAACAGCCTAAAGTTCGTTCCTTCTTTCGGTTCACTAGCAGATCAGCACTCAGATCTCTTTGAATCTCTTTCAGAGCTAACTGATTCACCAGTCCTTGCAGAAACCTTTAAGGAGTTCTCAAACTTCATTAAGGGCAAGAAGGGTGTCGAAGTTCTTGAAGTAAATGACTTTATCCTAGAGTGTCTCTCCGAAGCTGGTATCGGCGTAGGTGGAGAAGAAGATTTTCTAACCGAAGCTTTCTCACTTCAAAACCTTAGCGAAGAAATCGTTGAGGAGGAAAAGAAGAAAAAGAAGGAAGAGGATAAGAAAAAGAAGGAAGAGGATAAGAAAAAGAAAGAAGACAAAAAAGAAGACGAGGACCTAGATTCTGTCGGAGAAGAAGACGAAGATGTCGATAACGACGGAGACGTTGATTCCTCAGACAAGTACCTCAAGAAGCGCAGAAAGGCTATTGGAAAAGCCATGAATGAAGCCGCTGAAGAGGAAGAGGTAGAGCAGCAAGAAGAAGAGGCTGCCGAAGAGGAAGATGTTCCAATGGAAGAGCCTGTAGATGACGAAAAGCTCAAGTCCATGGTATCTGAGTTCGTAGATGCTCTTGAAGGTCTAGATCTCGATAAAATGAAAGACGCTGTTACTGAAGAAGAGGATGACGAAGCTTCTGAAGAAGAACGCTAACCGTCTATATCTTGATAGCCCTGTTTAAGTAGGCTAATATAAGTTTCAGTCAAATCTCTTTGAATCATGCCTAGCTGGTCGATAACATCGACCAGCTTTTTTATTGCCTTCCAATTAACCTCACTTTCCTCTCCGAGACTTTTTATCTCTGAAGAGAGGAAATCAAACTCGTCCTTCTGCGCTTGCGTAAGAAGAGTTATTTTTGTTTTGATTTCGTCGTCTGATAGCATACTTTATTTACCTTAAATCCTAGTTTCTTGTAAGACCTTAATCTCTTTTTTGCGTGAGTTCTAAGTATTGGCTTGTTGTCGTAGAAATCATAAATGAACACCTTGCTCTTGCTATCATGGATTCTAAGACTCCTTCCCATAGCTTGTATGGTGGCTATGTCTGATTTCAGTCCTCTGGCATTTATAAAGTGAGTGATCTCTGGGATATCAATACCAGTCTGCATGATAACAGTGCCGATTAGTATCGATCCTCCTTTCTTAGTAAACTCTTTTATTGTTTTCTTTCTCTTGGAGATATCGTCCTTGCCTTGCAGAACTAAGGAGTCTGGAAGGATCTTAGAAAGTTCGTCGGCATGGGACAGGCTTTGAACTAGAATCAGAACCTTTCCACCAGAGTCGCAGGACTTCTGAGCTATCTTTCTAATTACTTCGTTTCTTTTCTCTCCGTTTGTAATGTACTCCGAATAAATCTCTTGATAGGACTTATAGTAATCATCGTTATCTGGATCATCGCCCAGATCAAACATTGTGATCTCTGCTTGCGATAAGAACCCTTTGTCCACAAGTGTAGATACGTCTACTTCAGAAACAACGGGTCCTAGAAACGATACTAGATTTAGAAGCTGGTATTCGTTGGTTGGAGGAGTAGCAGTAAACCCTATCCTAACCGATGCTTTTGGAAAGGACCTTGTGATTGCAGAGGTGACTTTGCCATTAGAGAACTCATGAACTTCGTCAAACAAAATAAAGTCACTCTCTTTGACGTGGGTGTCAAGAATCTTGTCCACACTTTGGGCAGTGCATAAAGTGATTGGTTTGATATCCACTCCATCGCCAAAACAAACTCCCACATCAAACCCCAAACCCTTTAGAGTCTCGTAGGTCTGGATGAGAAGCTGTTTGCGGGTAAAGAAGATTACTCCAGTCTTGTCCTTTAAAGAGGAAAGAATAGATGCCATTATGAATGTTTTTCCTGCTCCCGTAGGAGCCTTCACTATACAGCCTCTTTTCTCCAAGGCAAGCTCAACCAAGGCTTGCTGGTACTCTCTCAACTCAATACCTTCTAAGTCCTCTGTTTCCAGGACGGGCTTGTCTCTATTATCGTCCACCTCAAACTCTAGTCCAAGATGGTTTAAGTCCTTGTAAATACTGTGCCTTAGACCAGTACCAAAGTTACCCTGTTTGTCTACAAAAGACTTATCTCCCGCATCTCCTCTATATTTATACTGAGGAGTGTACTGGTATCCAGGTGGTCTTCGCGTGTATTTCTTGACCAACGCGGATATCAGCTTAGTATCACTAGTCTCAATTTTAGAGAAAACATTCCCTAGAATTATTTTAATCACGAACTATTATAGTCGAGATATCATAAATTATTATGGATAATGCACCTAACGAAATTGAAGCCAAGCTAGAGCGTCTGCTAAAAAACGTACCACAGATGGAGTGGGTAGAGATCAAGCTTCCTACTGGAGCAGATGTTAAAATCAGACCTCTAACCTTCAATGATGAGAAGAACATCAAGACCGCTTTCACCTTGTCTCAGGACGAAAGCGAGCAAGTAATCAAGTACACCTTGAACGGATGTGTTGATGGAATAGATATTGATTCTATGGCTATCGTAGACAAGGACTATATGCTCTACAAGATCAGAGAGATCTCATACGGAAGCACTTATCCTCTGGAAGGTAAATGCGAGAACTGCAAAGCCTCAAACACTCTAAGGCTACAGCTATCATCCTTGCCCGTCAACTACGCCCCAGAAGATCAAAATCATACGGTAACACTTCCAGACTCAAAAGTACGAGCAACCTTTAGAATGCCTACCGTCAGCGAAGAGATCTTCATCGACAGCCTAGAAAAGAGAATGGATAACCTTTCCAGATTCGTCGTAGACATTGATGGAGAAACCGATCAATCAGTAATCTACGCATTCCTGAGAAAGACCACCGTTAGAGATGTTGACGTTCTGCGGAAAGAGGTCTATAACTCTGAGCTAGGATTTGAGAAGGTTATTGTATACCGCTGCAAGGCGTGTGACAAAGAGAACAGAACTGTTCTAGCCATCAACGAGCATTTTTTCTCCGCGAGCTAAGAATGACCGTTTCAGAGGGTCTTCTTAGCGAAAGCTACGCTCTGGTCCACCATGTGGGTTTTGATATGCAGTCTGTCGGGCAGATGTCCAGAATCGAGAGATACGCATATTTAGATATGTTCAAAGCGGAAAAGGAAAGAGAAAAGGAAGCCATGGAAAAGATCACTAGTAAATAATATGACATGGCTCAACTTAATAACGTAGATGTAGTTCCACGCTTCAATCGCCCAACCGTAGAAAACAAGGCGATGTTGGAGCTATTTTACATTAACAATGGATCATATACCGATCCTTACCAGATTTCCGCAGTATACGTCTTTAGCGACACTACAGCCTCAAGTGCAGAACTCACCTATGTCACCAACGGAAATCCAGAGCTATTAATAGACGGAAGCGCAACCTCAACCCGATACGGTCTAGTTGCGTCTGCTTACGAAAATCAAGCACTATTCGTATTTAAAAACGATGCACCAGAGACCACTGACTCTTCGTTTAACGTAACGGGTTTTGACGGTTCTATATCATCCCTTAGCGGGATCTATAAGGTAGGAACTGGACACTACGCTTGTGTTCTTGGTCCAGACGCTAGTTCTACAAACTCTAGTGGTGGAGTCATCGCTAACGGAGCAAGTGCTGCTGGTAACTACTTCGATATCTGGACTGTAAAGAACTCAAACGGGGCTTCATATACAACCTATATCAACAGATTTTCCCTTTATCAGGATAAGATCTACGTTTCTACAGAGCCTCTAGGGATAACCGCTACCACGAAGCTAGTCAACAACTACATCGAGTTGGACTCCAAGGTAAACCTAACCTTCCAAAATATGTTTACCATTAATAATCGAAACCAAGATTTCTCATTCAAGAATAACTTCAGGGAGTCGATTATATCCGATGCAGCCCTCAAGATAACGAAACTGAACGATGAGCCTCACTTGTCTTCTCGTTATGTTGTACAAGAGTTTAGCTCAACAAGCTCTGTCCTGACCACAGATTCAGCAGACACAGTTCTCTACAACTGGGATACTGCTGCGCTCAAGACAACTGCGTCTTCTGATGTGAACTTTGGTCCGCCAACTGGAGTGTACGAAGTGCAACTCAAGATGACCGTCTTGAACGAAACCATCTACAGTCCTAGATTCAAGGTTATTGTAAGGTAGACAGTTTAGCCATAGCAGACCAAGATCTGGAATAAGGTTCAAACCGCTTGTCAAAAAAGTATCGGATAACAGCCCTTTTCTTTGGATCGTCCAGGGTCTTCAACAAGTCTCCGAGATCTTTTCCGCCTGTCTTAGAGATTCTCTGTATTCCTTCTCGGTCAAGAACGTAAACATTTGATAGCTGTTTCGCTATGGATTCTGCTGCTCGGATTCCGGGAGCATCGAGGTCTGGGAATACATACACCTTGGCATACTTACTTAGTTCCTCCTTCAGGTCAGAACTCATGGAAGCCCCGTTTAGAGCGTAGAAGGAGAAGGGACCCAAGGAGTAGAAACAAGAGAGAGCGTCCAGACTTGATTCAGTCAAGACAGCAATCTTTTCTCCGGGGTTTATTCTTGTCACCTTGTCCAGAGAGCCGGAGACATCCGTGCCGAGATCCTCTAGAGCATACTTCTCGGAGAAGTTCAAATACTTCATGCCAAACTTACCAGTCATGTCCTTGGCAGAGAAGTTTGTGAACTCAGATCCTACATCTTGTGTAGGTATAATCAATCTACCGTAAAACCTACCAGATGTAGCGTACATCATCCCCTCGTATGGGATTCCTCTGGAACGTAGCTCCATGCAACTCTTATACGCCAAAGGATCAGTCACAATACTGGACACGTCTATTTCCTTGAGACCGTAGCCCTCTACAATCTTCTTGTGCAGACTGATCTGAGGCTTGACCTTAGCACTTCTTGCATAGTCGTTATAGATCCCTTTCTGGCAAAGCCTCTCCATGTCACTGAGGATGTGACCTCTGATCTCTCCGAAGATCATCTTCTGGGCTTCTTTGTATCCGATGCCCTCAAACGCTGCTACGAAGGATACAAAGTTCCCCTTTCTGCCGCTCACAAAGTCCTGCCAGAGACCAGTCTCCTTGTTGATGGAGAGCTTGAATTTGTAGTCATCAAAGAAGGGGGAGTTGACCATGAACTCATATTCAGTTTCCTTATAATCCTCAAATCTACCGTACAGGTAGTCTTTGATATACTCAGGAGGCATCGAAATGTTCATAAATAGGGTATCCCCGTCAAAAATTAAAGTCTACAAAGATTGCAAGTTAAAGTATAAACTAAAATATATCGACCGTCTGCCAGAAGATTACAATGACTCAACTAACACCGACGCTCTGCAATTCGGAACTTACATTCACGAAATCTTTGAGCATGGTTCTGAGCTAGAAACTCTAGAAGAGCTAAAGGATCTAGCCAAAGACCTCAGAGACAAGTACAAGTTCGGAAAGGAAAAAGAAAAGTTGATTGACGAAAGTGTCGAAAACTTCTTTAACTGGAACAAGGCTCTGACCGCTGAGACAGTCGGCAAGGAGCTAGTGTTCGGAGTTGAACACAAGTCCTACGAACTCAATGGTATTATAGACCGTGTGCTGAGAAGTCCTGAGGGAAAATATCTGGTCATCGACTACAAAACCAGCAAAAGACCTTTAACAAAACGTCAGCTATACACAGACGATCAGCTTATCATGTACGCAGCAGCAATCAGCAAGCTGTACGATGTCAGCCCGTCAAATATCACTCTAGGGCATTATTATCCGCACCTAGACAAGTTCGTTAGTATCGTCTATCCGGCTTCCGTGGTCAACGGGTATCTGAACAACAGCCTGGATAGGAAGATCTGGGACATCAGGAAGAGGAAGAAGCACCAGTTCCCAGCGGAGAAAAACAAGTTCTGCGATTGGTGCGGATATAGAGATATCTGTCCAGCCTTCACAGGCAAGAAGAGCCTCCTAGAGGAAGCTATCGCTAATCATAAATCAAAGGATAATAAAGAGTAATATCTATTACCTCAAAAAACCTCTGAACTACAGCGTCAGAATACTTATGGGTCTTGGTGAGAAACTTCACTAAGACCTTTTTTTGTATAGGTTTTTGGTACTCAAAAGCGTTAAGTAGCTTTTCCTGAAATAACTCAATAAAATGACTAGAGAAAACGTGCTTATGCTTATCCTTAAATTTTAGGCTTAAAGCATAAGATACCTGATCTAAAAACTCGTAAACTTCAGTGTTGTATTCCAATATTTATATCCCCCCACCCGCCCTGATTACAGTTTGACTATATACATAATATAAGAGATTTATGGTAAGAAAACCTGTAGGCATCGCTAAGGAGATAAAAGCTAACATCCTTCAAAAAAGCAAAGTCCTTAGAAACATCAGAAAAGTAGATCCTACTGAGGGTATATCTCCTGTATACACTTTCTACTACCGAGGAGCTAAATCTGGGGATCAATTTCCCATGATCTTGCTGGTTGAAAGGAGAGGTTCTCCCAGCCCAAGGTTTAAATACCCTAAATTTCAGCAACACTCTTTAGGTTTCAAGAAGCCAATCCCCAGCAAGGCTAAAGGAGAAACCTATATAGCTGGATTACTACTAGATACTTTGTCTCCTTCCTTGGCTACTACACTGGTTGAGAGGTTTAAGAATGTACCGATAATCCCTTTAGAAGCAGCACTAAGAATAACTCAGCTAACCAAGCAAAACTACAGGGTATATGACACCAGAAAGATTAGAAGATTTTCAGTCATTG